ACAAACATCACTACTCACTTGTAACGGACCAACTATTATTGATGGTTCAACAAACGCATTTACGATAACTAATAATGGTTCTGCACCAGTATCAACTGCTATTGTGCCTACGTTTACTAATGTGACTATTACTAAAAAAACTCAAACACAAACAATACTAACATCTGGTTCTGGAACATATTATCCTCCCGCTGGTGTTGCTTCATTAAAAATTCGTATGGTTGGTGGCGGCGGTGGAGGTGCTGGTGGCGGTAGTGGTGGTAGTGGTGCTGGTGGGTTTGGAAGTGCTGGCAACAGTACTACATTTGGAACAAGTTTATTAACAGCTGGTGGCGGTGGTGGTGGTGTTTCTCAAGGCACTGCTAATCCTGCAGGAGGAACGGCAACTATTGGTTCTGGCGCAACAGGTATACCATTTGTTGGTGCATCGGGTACTGCTAGTCCTATTGCAGGATTATATGCTTCTGGTGCTACAGGCGCTTATAGTCCATTTGGAGGAGGTGGTGGTGGTGGATATGCAACATCATTTGGTGGTAGCGCCGCTCCTACTAATTCTGGTGCTGGTGGTGGTGGTGGAGGTAGTTATACTAATTCTGGCGCTAATACTGGTGGCGGTGGTGGTGGTGCTGGTGGATATATTGAAGCGTATATATCAAACCCCGCCGCATCTTACGCATATGCTGTAGGAACTGGAGGAGGAGGAGGAACTGCTGCGTCTGGCGGATTTGCTGGTGGTGGTGGTGGGTCTGGTGTTATTATTATCGAAGAAAATTATTAATATACAGCTTAAGGGTAAGTTATGGCATACAATCAACAATTATCAGTATTAGGTCAAGTTGCCCCAGCTACCACAGGAACAGCTGGTCAGGTGTTAGTTTCAGCTGGTAGTAGCGCAAGTTCATATTGGGCAAGTGCAATACCAGTGAGTGCTTATAGTGCTGAGTTTAATGGTAGCAATTATTTAAGTTTTACAGATAGTACATTATTGAGTTTTGGTACTGGTGATTTTACTGTTGAATGCTGGGTTTATAAAACATCAGCACTGAACGGTTCGATAATTGACGCAAGAACAACATTAACTGGTATACCATGGTGCGCTTATATAGACGCAAGTAATTTCCCATATCTTTATATAGGTTCATCATTAACATCGAGTATCTCAATAACAAATAATGCTTGGAATCATGTTGTTTGGACTAGAATTTCAGGCATTTTTAAAATATATGTAAATGGCGTACAAGGATATTCTGCTGCATTAGCTACCAATTTAGATAGAAGTGGTACAGTAACTATTGGTGGTACAGCTGCATATACAACTGGTTATATTTCTAATCTACGTGTTGTCAAGGGACTTGCTGTTTACACAGGCGCATTCACACCACCAACGAGTCCACTAGGAACAGCACAAGGCGCAGGAACTAACATAGCAGCTGTAACTGCTTCTCAAACTTCTTTACTTACTTGTAATGGTCCAGGATTTACCGATTCATCACCAAATGCATTTGCTATAACTAATAATGGTAACGCAATAACATCCCAGTACGCTCCATTCTCATCATTCTCTGCAATAGCAAAATCAGCAACACAAACACAAACAATACTAACATCTGGTTCTGGAACATATTATACTCCATCAGGTGTTGCTTGGTTACGTATTCGTATGGTTGGTGGTGGAGGCGGCGGTGGTGGAGGTGGTGGTTCTGGTAGCGGTAATGGAGCAGCTGGAGCTAATACTACTTTTGGTTCATCATTTTTAAACAGTGTTGGTGGTACTGGTGGATATACACAGAATGGCCCTCCAGGTATAGGAGGAACTGCAACTATTGGTTCTGGTGCTACTGGTGTAGCATTATCTGGTGGAGGCGGACAGCCAGCAGCATATTCGTTTTATCCAGGTGGTGGTAATGGTGGTGCATCACCATTTGGTGGCGCTGGTGCTGCAGGATATCCTAATGGTGATGCTGGAAACGTAGGAAAAAATGGTTACGCTGGTGCTACAAATTCTGGTTCAGGCGGCGGCGGCGGAAAATGGAACGTTGCTTCAAACGCTGGTGCTGGTTCTGGTGGTGCAGCTGGCGGATACATCGAAGCATATATCTCGAGTCCAGCAGCATCTTATGCATATACTATAGGTACTGCTGGCGGCGGCGGAACAGCTGGTAGTTCTGGCGGCGCTGGCGGTGGTGGTGGTTCTGGTGTTATTATTGTTGAAGAGAATTATGCTGTTAGCGTCGTCAAGAAATCAATGACACAAACAATACTAACATCTGGTTCTGGAACATATACTACACCAATTGGCGTTGTTCAATTAGAAATTCGTATGGTTGGTGGAGGAGGTGGGGGTGGTGGTGGTGCTTTTGGTACTGTTGGTAGTAATGGAGGCAGTACAACATTTGGAACTTCATTGCTAACTGCTACTGGAGGAATTGGCGCAGATAGAGGTTCTGTTGCTATGTCAGTTGGCGGAACAGGTACAATTAGTGGTGCCACAGGCGTGACATTCTCTGGTGGTTCTGGTACTCCTGGTGCTTATGGCAATAGCGTTTATTATCCACAAGCTGGTAATGGCGGTAATACACCATTTGGTGGTGGTGGTGGTGGTTCGTCACCAACTGGTGGTGCACTTTTCGCTGGTGTTGCTGGTGCTACAAATTCTGGTGCTGGCGGTGCTGGTGGTCATAGCACTGCTTATAATTGGGCGGGACATGGCGGTGGTGGTGCTGGATATGTTGAAGCATATATATCAAACCCAGCAGCATCTTACGCATACGCAGTAGGTGCTGGTGGAGGTGGTGGAGCTGCCGCTGGCGCTGGAAGTAGTAATGGCGGTGGTGGCGGTTCTGGTATCATTATAATTAAAGAATATTATTAACTCAAAGGAGAACTAAACAATGGGACATTTTGCAAAAGTAGTAGACGGAAAAGTATCACAAGTGATTGTTGCGGAGCCAGACTTCTTCGACACATTTGTTGATTCATCACCTGGTCAGTGGATTCAAACCTCATATAATACAAGAGGTAATGTTCACTATGCACCAAACTCGAATGAGCCAGATAGTGAACCAGCACTAAGAGGTAATTATGCTGGTATTGGATACACATATGATAATATCAATGATGTGTTCTATGCGCCTCGTCCATATGATAGCTGGACTTTGTCGCATGATACATGGTTGTGGGAAGCACCAGTTGCTTATCCAGATGATGGTCATATATATGTTTGGGAAGAAGCAACTACATCTTGGAAAGAAGTTGAGATCCCATCTTTATAAATATAATAAAAATAACAAACAGGGGATAGTGAACCATGGCAGATAAAGATTTCGTAGTTAAGAACGGTTTAGTAGTTAACACAAACTTTTCTACCAACGGTTCACAAATAACGCTAAGTACGATTAATTCTACATCCAACGGTTTTCTTGCGACTACAACAAGTATAACCGTTGGTAATTCATCAGTAAACTCTATAATTACACCAACTACATTTTCAGGTAAAGCAGCTAACTCTGATAGACTGGATGGCGTTTTAGCTAGTGGATATCTTACAGTATCAGGAACTGCAGCCGATTCTACTAAACTCGGTGGTGTTATATCATCAGCTTACGTCAACAGCACAGGTACTTACACTATTTCTGGCGTTCATACTCATAGCGCTAATATTGTAATTACAAATCCAGCTGGTATTTCTGCCAACAGTTCATATGGTACAGCTGGTCAATTTCTTACAACAAACGGTACAAGTACTTACTGGTCTTCTCAAAAATTAACATCAAATAATAATGGTGGTACTGGTGCTATTCAGTTAAACGATGCTGGTAATCTTGGATCTAATTCTAGTTTCCTTTACAATCAAACTACCAACACAGTAACGATCGGTAATACTTCTGTAAGCGCCACTGTTAATTCTACTGTATATTCTGGAACTGCTAATAACGCTCTTTACCTTGGTGGTGTTATAGCTTCATCTTACACTAATAGTGTTAATCTAACTGCAAACTTAGTACCTTACGTAAACAGTTCTCAGCTATCAGCCAATCTTGCAAATTATGTAAACACAACATCACAAGCATATGATTCTGCTAGACTTGGTGGAGTTGTAGCTGCAAATTACGTTGCTAACAGCGGTAACTATACTATTGGTGGTGCATTAACTTTTATTAATGCATCCATTCATACTGGTAATGTAACAGTTTCTAATAGTATTAATGCGAATGGTTCAGAAGGATCTGCAGGGCAAATTCTTACTTCTGGCGGAGCCAATAAAAACGTTTATTGGTCAGCTGCAACAAACGTTGCAGCGCAGTACGCTTGGACTAACACTCATTCTTTTTCTAACGTCGTAACGTTCAACGGTAATGCTGTATTTGCAAATGCTATCTCTGCTAATGGTGGATATGGCACGCTAGGACAGCAATTAATTTCTGGTGGTACTGGAGCTAACGCTTATTGGGGATTCGCTCCTGGTGCTAATACAGCTGGTGGCACTGGCGCTGTTCAGTTTTGGAATGGAACAACATTTGGTTCCGTTACTGGTTTGACATTTGCTGCAACAGGTAATAATCTTTCAGTCGCAAATAGTATTAGTATTGGTGGAGTTTCGATTAACTCTACTTCTTATGGTGGTAAATCAGCAGATTCCGATAAACTGGGTGGTACATTAGCAGCTTCTTATGCTTTGAAAGCTGACGTTCATTTTATCGGTACTACTTCTGTTGCTCTTAATAGAGCTAGTGCTGCATTAAATTTGGCTGGTGTTAATATCGATGGTACAGCTGCTACTATAACTGGAGTATATGCTGGTTCGCTAACATCTTCTCAAATTACAACAGCTTTAACTTATACTCCATACAATTCAACAAACCCAGCAGGTTATACTACTAACTTAGGAACTGTGACACAGGTTACTGGAACTTCACCTCTTTCATCATCAGGTGGAACTACACCAGCTATATCGATAGCTCAGGCTGGTATTTCTGCTAGTGGATTCTTATCTTCTACAGACTGGAATACATTTAATAATAAACAAGCTACTTTACCAGCCGCTACTAGTTCTGTTTCTGGTTATCTTACATCAACTGATTGGACTACATTTAATAATAAACTGTCATCAATATCTACAGCTTCTGCTTCTGTTTCTGGTATTCTTTCATCAACTGATTGGACAACATTTAATGGTAAACAAGCGGCGTTAGGGTTTACTCCATATAATTCTACTAACCCTTCGGGTTATATTACAAGTTCCGCTTTAACTCCTTACGCGCCAATTGCCTCTGCGACGTTCACCGCCAATACTACAGTAGATAGATTAATTGCTACTAAATATCAAGTTACGAAAATTGATAATGGTGCGAGCGGTACTATCGATTGTTCTACTGGAAATTATTTTATGGTATCTTCTGGAGGAGCTGTTACTTTTGTTTTCAATAATGCTCCTGTTTCAACATACGCATATTCTATGGCCATAAAAGCTACTATTACTGGAACTATTACTTGGCCAGTTTCGGTTAAATGGCCATCAGCAATTTCTCCAATCAAATCAACAGGTATAGATACTTGGGTATTTTTGACCGATGATGGTGGAACAACTTGGCGTGGTAACTTAGTTATGAAGGATAATAGGTAATGTTATTATTTGAAATGATGATGGGTAGTGATAAAAACGCCTCAGTTAGTTTTCCTTCTTCCGTCACTGAAGGTGCTTCGTTTACTTGGACAATATCTAATGGTACGCCAGGAGAAGGTTTTTGGGTGACCACGACCGTACCTGACGGTAATGGCGGAGTTTTATCTTACGGTTCTTCTAGTTCTTATTACGCCGTTTTAGATGGTAGCGGAAATTATAGTATAACTTTAAATTGGGCGCAAAATCCTAATGCCGTAACGATAATGGCTGGGACAAGAACGGTCAACGTATATTTTCAATACAGCGCAACAGTTACAAAAACGGTTGTTATCGGAGTGCCAACTCCAACAGTAACGTTCCCAACTTCACAAACTGAAGGTATTCCGTTTAATTGGAGTATAGCTGGGGGTATACCTGGAGAAGGTTATTACATAACTACCAACGCACCAAGTCACCTTACTTACGGTAGTATTAGTAGTTATTACGGGACTTTGAATGGTAGTGGCGCTGCTTCCATCACTGGTTGGGATTTTATGCCAAACGCAGGCACATTTACCGTAACTATACAGTTTCAATTTAGTAATACCGTAACGAAAACTATTGTTGTTAGTATAGGCGCAGCGCCAACTGTTACCATGGCAAGCACACAAGCTGTTGGTACTCCTATAACTTGGACAATATCAGGCGGTACAGCCAATATGGGTTACTATGTTGATAGTAATTCGAATACAACTAATTTTAAAGCTCCTTACCTTTGGGGTAGTTCTGGAAATTTACAATATTTAAGTGGTAGCGGAACTGCCACGAATTCTGCCGCTCCTTGGGATTTTGGAGCGCCAGATAAAGGTAGAACTCTTACAATCACATTTTATTTTCAAAACGGATCCACCGTAGTTAAATCATTGATAATAACGGGAACCCCGATAACTTTCACCACAACTTTAAATTCTGTTTGTTACCACAGTAGTTACGGTTATAACGAACCCCGCAACATTGCTGTTGGAGATGGAGGCGCAATATTATATTCGCTTGACGGTTTAACTTGGAACGTTGGTTCTTCTGGTGTAACTACTAAATTAAGATACGTTTTTTCTTATGGTGCAGGATTCGGTATTGTAGCCGTTGGCGATGCTGGAGTTGTACTTTACAATGAAAGTTGGGACGCGACTGGCGCTACATGGCGTCCAGCTCCTGTTTTTAATGGTTCTTCTCACACCGTATATGGTGTGACATATAATGGAAATATCCCCGAATATTATTTTTGCGGGTATACAGGGTCGGTGGGGTTTATTTACAAATCTAGGGATATTAATTGGGCGGGCGCCACCAAATCCGTTACTTGGTCGCCTTCTGCACCCGCCGCAACCGTCACTTCAATTGTGTATGATGGCACAACCTATGTAGCCGTTTGTTCTGATGGTAAAATATATACTAGTACGGACGGTAACACTTTTACAAAAAGAAGTAGTAGCACAACTAGCGGCACTGACATAAATTCAGCGTTGTACAGCGTGGCGAGCGCGAGTGGAACTTTCTTAACAACTGGTGTTCCTTCTGGCACTTATATCGTAAGAGGATCTAATCCAAGCATTTACACCAATATGAACGTTTGGCAACCACACGGTAGCGGGCAATTAACTAATACGACTTATAATCAAGTTTATTACGACGGCGGTAGTACGTTTTTGTTCGTTGGTAACGGGGGCGCTGTAGGTTGGTGTTATTCTAGTATTAACGCTGGAATGGCTGACCCCGCTGGTACTTTTACAATGGTTTCCCCTACCAGTATTAACACGAACACATTAAACGGTATAGCTAGAATTCCTCAGAGCGGTATTAATTACGTAGCTATTGGAGCTTCGGGTACTATTATAAAGGGTACTGTCAGTAATTGGTCATTAATTAACAACGGGAGTACTGTAAAAGGTGTCTATAATTAATAACATTTTTGGGATAGTTGAAAACGGTGTCGTTCTTAAGTATCCAGTTAATCCTAGTTCGGTTTTTCCGAACGTTTCGTTTTCAGAAGATTTCGCTGGAGGTGTAATTGACAGCGTGGAATTCGTTGTAGTAGAAAGCGTTTCTCCGCCAGAAACTAAAATGGGTTGGCAATATATTTTAACAAACCCAGTTTATGATAAAAATAAAAAAGTTTGGAAACAAAATTGGGAAAAACAATATATCGGCGACATTAAACTTAAAATGTGCATAGCCGATAAAAGGTTTTTTCATGAAATAAACGGAATATTTGTTGGCGATAATTATTTCAAAACTGATAGAGTTTCGCAAACTAAATATTCGATAATGGCTTTGAATGAAGTGAAAACACATTGGAAAATAGACGAGTTCACTTTCATTGAAGTCGATATAAAAGATATCGATAAAAGGGTTAGAGAATTTGTTCACGAATGTTTCGAAACAGAGCGTAAATTTTTCGAGATAGTTGATACGGGCGATTTAGAGATTATCGCTAACACTGATTTTGAATCGGGTTGGCCAAGTAACAAGGAATAAAAATGGCAGTTCCAACAACAAGATCTGATTTTAAGGAATACTGCCTACGCAAGTTAGGTAAGCCAGTTATTGAAATCAACGTAGACGATGATCAGGTTGATGATCGTGTTGACGAAGCTTTGCTTTACTACGCCGATTATCATTTTGATGGAACTGAAAAACAGTATTACAAATATCAAGTAACACAAACTGATATAGACAACAAGTATATTACACTACCAGAAAATATTATCGGCGCTGTTAGTATTTTCCCAGTTGGTCAGGGATTGAACACTAACAACTTATTCAACATCCGCTATCAAATTGCGTTGAATGATCTCTATACTCTTACCTCTGTATCGATGGTGCCATACTATATGGCTCTTACTCATATTCAATTCCTTGAGCAGATGCTCGTTGGTCAGAAGCAGATAAGATACAATCGTCATACAAACAAATTTTATATCGACATGGATTGGAATATTATCAACGTTGGTGATTATCTAATTATCGAAGCATATCAAGTTGTAGATCCTACCACATATACTAACGTATGGGGTGACCGTTGGTTGTCTCGTTATGCTACTGCTTTAATTAAACAGCAGTGGGGAACAAACATGAAGAAATTTTCGGGTATGCAGTTACCAGGTGGTTTGACTTTTAATGGTCAGCAAATTTATAATGAAGCTACCGAAGAACGTAAAGAGTTAGAAGCCGAAATGATTACAAGTTACAGCCTACCAGTTACAGATATGATTGGTTAATGAATGGCAACCAACTTTTTCTTCAATAATTTTCAATCGTCTCAGGAGCAGCTGCTACTCGAGAACCTAATTATTGAAGCTATCAAAATATATGGTGAGGACATGCTTTATCTTCCTCGTAAGCTCGGGAATTTTGATCAGCTATACACTGCTGATGATCAAACCATTTATGATAAAGCTTATTCAGTAGAAATGTATATCAAGTCTGTTAATGGTTTCACAGGCGATGGTAATTTTATGTCAAAGTTTGGTCTTGAAATTAGAGACCAGGTAACGTTTTCTGTAGCCCAGAGAATTTGGCTTGAGGAAATTGGTACGATGACCAATCAAACTCGTCCAAACGAAGGCGACGTAATTTACTTCCAATTAAACAAAAAATGTTTCCAAATTAAATCAGTAAGCAAGCTTGAAATGTTTTATCAGTTGGGTGCTCTTCAAACTTGGGAATTAACCTGTGAGTTGTTCGAATACAGCAACGAGCAATTTAATACTGGTATACCAGAAATAGATATTATCCAAACTAAATTTTCAACTAATGTTCTTGATTATTCAATAACAGACGAAGATGGTCTATATCTTATGGATGAAAATAGTGATTTCATTACTAGTGAAAAGTATGATTTAGAAACTATCGTTCCAGGCGCGCAAAACAATACTTTAGAGGATGGTACTGTTAATTTCCCAATAGGATCGAACGACTTTATCGATTTTAGTGTTATTGATCCATTTAGTGAGGGACATATCTAATGTTCAATCAAGGTTTTTATTTCGCGTCAATACGTAAATACGTTACACTATTCGGTACGCTTTTTGACGATATTAGTATTACTAGAACAGACAGCGCTGGTCACTTAAACGCTTTTATTAAAGTACCAATTACATATAGTCCAAAAGAAAAAATGCTAGCTCGTGTTGGTAGTGATCCAGATCTCGATCGTCAAACAGCTGTTCCTACTTTACCAATTATGGCATTCGAAATGACAGATATTCGTTATGATGGTGCTAGAAAACTTAGCACTGTTAAAAAAATTGCAGTAGCTAAACCAGAAGACCCAGAAGTTTTAAAGTATCAGTTTGTACCAGTGCCATATAACATTGGTTTTAGACTTTATGTTATGGTAAAGAACGCTGAAGATGGCACTAAAATTATAGAACAAATTCTTCCATACTTTACTCCTGACTGGACAACTACTGTTCAGCTTATTCCAGAAATGGAAGTAACTATGGAAATACCATTAATTTTAAACAGTATTTCGCAGGATGATGTTTATGATGGTAATTTTAAACAGCGTAGATCTTTAACATGGACTCTTGATTTTAATATGAAAGGGTATATTTTTGGACCAGTTAAAACAGGTAAAATTATCAAGTTTGCTAATAGTGTATTTTATACACCTCAAGGAGCTGATTACGGTGAACTGAGTAAATACGTTGGTAACTCTAGTCCTGTTGCGTTCTTACAAACTCAACCAGGATTGACTGTAGGTGGAGCTCCAACATCTAATGTTGCTAATTCAATCGACCCTCATTTAATTACTGCTACTTCTGATTTTGGATATGTACAATTTAACACAAATGTGGAACCATGACAACTGGAAACAACAACCCAATATATAATGCTTTAAATTTATCTCCTATGTCCGACCCTGTAAAAGCTATAGTAGCTAAGGCTCATGATGATAGTGCTAAAACTGATTTCGAATTAGCTCGTTCTAACATACATGAAGTAATTCAAAACGGAACTTATGCCATAGAAAAGTTGGCACAGATAGCCGACTCTTCTCAACATCCAAGAGCTTTTGAAGTGTTAGCTAAACTTATGGACACTATGCTTCAGGCTAACAAAGATCTTATGGAGCTTCAAAAACAAATTAGACAAATTAGTGCAGCTGATGCTCCTACTAATGAAAATGCTCAACAAGTAACAAATAATCTTTTTGTTGGTTCTACTGCAGATCTTCAAAAAGTTATTGAGGAAATGAAAAATGGCGGATCAAAGACGTAGTGGATATAATGGTAATGCGCTTTTAAAACGCACCAACCAAAATATTGAATGGACGCCAGAACTTGTATCTGAATATATAAAATGTTCTAAAGATCCAATATACTTCACCGAAACATATATGAAAATTATCAACATCGATCGTGGTTTGGTAAGTTTCAAACTGTATGATTATCAGAAAGAAATGATTAAATCTTTTGCTGATAATCGATTCAACATTGTTGCTACCGCACGTCAGGCTGGTAAGTCGACTGTTACTTGCGCCTTTATCCTTTGGTATACTATATTCCATCCAGAGAAAACTGTTGCTCTACTAGCTAACAAAGGCGAAACTGCACGTGAAATTCTACAGCGTATTCAATTAGCATACCAGTATCTTCCAGCATGGCTTCAGCAAGGTGTTAAAGAGTTTAGAGCTGGTGCTATTGTGTTTGAAAACAACAGCCGTGTTATTGCAGCTGCTACAAGCTCTGACGCTATCCGTGGTTATTCTATCAACCTACTGTTTATCGACGAAGCAGCTTTCATCGAAAACTGGGATACGTTCTTTACTTCGGTTTATCCTACTATTTCATCTGGTAAAGAATCTAAAATTATTCTCGTTTCTACACCAAATGGTTTGAATCACTTCTATGCTATTTGGCAAAATGCTATCGAGAAAAGAAATAACTACCAACCTATAAAAGTATCGTATGAACGTGTTCCTGGTAGAGATGAAAAATGGAAAACAGACACTCTTTCATCTATGAACTTTAATGTTGAAAAATTCGAGCAAGAGTATTGCGTTGAATTTATGGGTAGCTCTGGCACGCTTATCGCTGGTTGGAAACTTAAAGAGCTAGTCCATCAAACACCGTTGAATAGCAAAGATGGTTTGTCTGTTTATTGCAACCCAATTAAAGATCACAAATATGCAATTGTTGTTGACGTTTCTGAAGGTAGATCTTTAGACTATTCGGCGTTTCAGGTTATTGATGTCACACAAATGCCATATCAACAAGCTTGTGTGTATAGAAACAATATGATTACGCCTTTAGATTATGGTGAAATCGTACATAAAGTAGCTATCAATTATAACAAAGCTCCTGTGTTAGTAGAAGTTAATAATATGGGCGCTCAGGTTAGCCATTCTCTTCATTATGATTTT